TAATGAAGTTCAATTTTTTGACAGTAAAGAAGAACTTATTGAAATTATGAAAGAATATCAGCCTGATGTATATGTTAAGGGCAGCGACTGGCAAGGACAGAGTTCTACTGCAGAAAAATATGCTAAACAACTGATCTTTTTTCCCAGAATCGTTAACTATTCAACTACTAATACTATCGCCGAAATTCAAAAACATCAGTCCAGATAAATACTACTAATATTTTGGAATAGGTTATCATGGACGAACTTGTACAAGCACTTAAAAAAGTTTTAGCTAATCATTATGCTTTTAGTATTAAAGCACAGAATTTTCATTGGAACGTTGAAGGTACAGACTTCAGTCAATATCATGCGTTGTTTGCAGGAATATACGACGAAGTCTATGGTGCTGTAGATACTATCGCTGAGCGAATTCGCACATTAGGAGCTTATGCTCCTGGTAGCTTCAGAAGATTCGGTGAATTATCTGACATCGAAGATCAAGTTGAAATTCCTAATGCCATGTCAATGATACAAAAATTATTATCCGACATCGCTGTAGTTCAATCTAGTATTAAAATCTGTTACGATCTTGCTGAACAAAATATGAATCACGGACTAAGTAATTTAATGGCTGAGCGTCAAGACGCATTTGCTAAACATGCATGGATGCTAACTGCTACATTAAAAAATAGATGAGTCAAGAATCTAAAAAAGCAATCAGTGATCTGGTAAAAACCAAATTAAATAACAATCAAACACAGGCGATAGAACTGTTTGTTGAACACCTCGGTGTTAACATGTTTAAAAATTCTACTCTTTTAAAAGTTCTAAACAAAAATGAATTTGATTTAGTTCCGCAGGAACTGGCGCGGTGGATTAGAAACAATGGCAGAGTTTCGGAACAAATGATTGAGCAGCGACAAATCGAAATTGATTTGTTTACCAAACAGCCTTGACAATCAAAATAAAACTGTTATAATTGTGGCTTAACTATAGGAGTTACTATGCCACAACGCATGTTTAGTCCCGAAGAAAAAGCCAAAATCAAGAAGCTTTTTGCCGAAGGCATCCAGGTAATGAGCGAAGTTGCTGCGCTCAACGAAGGTATCAATGATACTATCAAAAGTATTGCAGAAGAACTGGATATGAAACCAGCTACACTTAAAAAGGCCTTGAAAATTGCTTATAAGAATGAATTCGAAAAAGAGCAAAATGCCTTTACTGAAGTAGAAGAAGTTCTTGAAGTTGCAGGACACCGTTGATACAATTTTTACGCAATCAATCTTGGGAATTCTGGTTAGAATGGATCTTCACCGCAATATTAATTGTAGGTGTGGTCCTAACCAGCTACGACATTTATCCTCTTAATTTGTGGTGGTGTTTGGTTGGCAATGCTGGGTGGATGGTATTGGGCTACTTGTGGCGCAAGTGGAGCCTGTTTATCGTTGAACTAATCATTGTTGTAATTTACATCGGCGGGATATATAATATACTATGAGTTATGTTGATGCAATCTATTTAAAAGAAAAAGATCTTATCAAAGTTGTAGAAAGAATAGATGGTCAAAGAAAAGAGCGTCAATATCCTGCACATTATGTTTTTTACTACCCTGACGCCAAAGGTCAGTATACAGGAATTGATGGCCAAAGACTAGCCAAAGTCGCAGTGGCCACGCACAAGGCCTTTGAAAAAGAACGCAAAATCTACGGTCACAAAAAACTGTATGAAAGCGATATTAGGCCGCTGAATCGCTGTTTGGAAACAAACTATCTTAATGTTGAAGCTCCAGAACTTAACAAGGCATTCTTCGACATCGAAGTTGCCTTTGACAAAGTAAAAGGCTTTGCTGATCCTAGTGATCCATTTAACCCTGTTACCGCAGTATCTGTTCACTGCGGCTGGCTCAACAAATTAATCACATTAGTTATCAAACCCGAGTCAATGGCACAGGATCAAGCCGAAGCCATTGTCAATAGATTTGATGACACTATTCTCTGTGCCAGCGAAGAAGAACTCTTAGATTATTTTATCAGCTTATTGGCTGATGCTGACACTATTAGTGGTTGGAACAGCGAAGGCTATGATGTACCTTACATGGTCAATCGTATTAGTAGACTGTTAGGTGCTGATCATACCAGAAGACTTTGCTTGTGGGATATGAAACCACAACGCCGTGAGTTTGAAAAGTATGGTAAGGTCGCTGAAACTTTTGACTTTGTGGGTCGTGTACACTTAGACTATCTTGAACTGTATCGCAAGTATACCTATCATGAAATGCACAGTTATCGACTGGATGCTATTGGTGAATACGAATTAGGCGAAACCAAAGTTCAATATGAAGGCACGCTAGATCAGCTGTATAACAATGACTTTGAAAAGTTTATTGCTTATAACAGACAGGATACTGCACTACTGGTTAAACTAGATGCCAAGTTACAGTACATTGACTTAGTCAACGTTTTGGCACATGCCAATACTGTTACGCTAAGAACTACAATGGGCGCGGTGGCTGTAACTGACCAAGCAATTATTAATGAAGCACACAGTCGTGGACTAATGGTTCCTGACCGTAAGCGGGGAGAGGGTGTTGAAACGCAAGCAGCGGGTGCTTATGTGGCTTATCCTAAAAAAGGTATACACGACTGGATCGGCAGTATGGACTTAAACAGTCTGTATCCCAGTTTAATTCGTGCATTAAACATGAGTCCCGAAACAATTATTGGTCAAGTTAGACAACGACAGACCAAAAGTGAGCTGCAAGAGTGGATTCAACAAGGCAAAGGCTTCGCTGATTTTTGGGACGGCAAGTTCTGTGTCTACGAATACGATCAAATCATGACTCAAAATAAAGGTTATGATTTGGTTATTGACTGGGAAGATGGACGCAGTACTGAAATGTCAGCAGCCGAAGCCTATGAGTTAATTTATCTTAGTGGTAAACCGTGGATGCTAAGTGCCAACGGTACAATCTTTACTTATGAAAAGCAGGGAGTTATTCCGGGACTATTAGCTCGTTGGTACGCTGAACGTAAAGAACTACAAAAAAAAGCTAAGTCTGCCACGGATCCCAAGGAGTTTGAGTTTTGGGATAAACGACAGTTAGTTAAAAAAATTAACTTGAACAGCTTATACGGTGCTTTGCTTAATGCAGGTTCTAGGTTTTTCGATCAGCGTATGGGTCAATCAACTACACTAACAGGTCGTTGTGTGGCTCGTCATATGGCCAGTAAAGTCAATGAAATGTTTACTGGTGATTACAATCATATTGGCGACAGCATTATATACGGTGATACTGACTCCTGCTATTTCAGTGGTTGGCCTATTTACAAACATCAAGTTGAACGCAAAGAAATAGAATGGACCAGAGACAAAGTCATTGAACTCTACGATGCAGTAGCCGAAGAAGTTAATGCTAGTTTTACACCTTATATGAACAGTGCATTTAACTGCCCTAGTAATTACGGCGAAGTTATTAAAGCTGGACGAGAAGTTGTTGCATCAAAAGGTCTTTATATTACTAAAAAACGCTATGCGGTTCTTATCTATGACAAAGAAGGCAAACGCAAAGATCTAGACGGAGAAGCCGGTGAAATCAAAGCCATGGGTCTAGATCTTAAGCGAGCAGATACTCCTGAATTCATGCAAAAGTTTCTAGAAAAGATTCTACTAATGGTCTTGAAAGGTCAAGATAGACTTGATATTGTTGATGCTATTAATGAATTTAGAACTGCATTCAAAGAACGGCCGGGCTGGGAAAAAGGCACGCCTAAGCGTGTTAATAATCTAACCAAACACACCGAAGTTTTTGAAAAGACCGGAAAGTGTGGCGTAGGTCATGCGCTGGCAGCTATTAATTGGAATAGATTTAAACGAGCATTTGGTGATCAACGCAGTATTGAAATTACTGATGGCATGAAGGTTATTGTTTGTAAACTTAAAAGTAATCCTATGGGAATTACCAGTATTGCTTATCCCATTGACGAACTAAGACTGCCAGATTGGTTTAAGGAATTACCCTTTGATCATGCTGCCATGGAAGAAACTATTATCGATAACAAAGTGGACAACCTAATTGGTGTATTAGACTGGGATATCAGTGCCAGCGATCAAAAAACCGCCTTTGATTTGTTGTTTGCATAACTAAATAAATTCATATAATATGTTTGGCACATATTCACGTAATCTTATGTTTTGGCAACATACAGATTGACTACATAGACCTAAATACGCTATACTAGCGTATAAGGAGAAAATCTTGAAAGACGCAATTTTTGACATCGTAAGGCATACGGCTAGCCTTGGCTTTTTTGACTTGGCTAAAATTACCGGTACAGACAAAGATACAGAAGTTTGGACCTGTGATGAAAAGAAAACCGTAGTGCTGGACGCGAAACTAAAGTCACCTAATGGAGACTTAATTGGAGAAGTAGGCTTGGGAAATCTCAGCTTCCTAAACGGCCTAAGCGGTCTTTATAACAAAGACGGCAGCGAAGTAGAAGTTCTTACTACTACTAAAAATGGTGCTATCATTCCTGACTATATTCAGTTCAAGGACAATGACGGTAACAGCGACAAATATCGTTTAATGAGCAAAGAAATCATCGATGAACAACTACAACAAAGTAAGTTCAAAGGTGTTAAATGGGATGTAGAATTTGAACCCACTAAGGCCAAGGTCAGTGAAATGTCACAAAAGGCCGGTATCTACAGTGGCATTGAACCTACATTTACAGTTAAAACAGAAAACGGCAACCTAGTGTTTATTTTCGGTAGCGATACTGGAGGCAGTCACTTTGGTCGCATGACTTTTGCCAGCAATGTTGCTGGTACTATGAAAGAAGGCTATGCTTGGCCCATTGACAAATTCCTAGCTATTCTTAAGTTGGGAATGGGAGGAGAATGTCGTGTGCATTTCAGTCAAGTAGCCTGTATGATTACCATCGATAGTGGCATCGGTGTGTATAACTATATTTTACCTGGACATACAAGATAATGGCAACAAAAAAACTTACTCCTGTAAAGCGACCAGAAAGGGCGGCACAGCCTGAGGTTTCAATCTCAGCTGATGACACAACCAATCTGGCTCTTATCTTAGTAGAGATGAGAAAGCAAACAGAATATCTACATAGCACAGACTGGAAACTGTGGATGTTGATGAACATGATTAGAATCATCGGCGAAGAAAATGGCTATAGTTTTAAACTATACAAAGGTCCCGATGAAAACGAAAATATTGCTGGTCTAAGACCAAAGGAGTATAACAATGAATGAAAAGCAAGCTGAGCTGATGCTCAAAACTCTTAAGCGTATGGAGCAATTATTGGAAGCTATTGACTGGAAAATGTGGAACTTCCATCAAAAGCTTCTAAGCGACAATAAAGAAGTCGCAAGTTCAAGCTCTAATGAAGATGAAGAAACCGAACAGTTAGCGTCAATGTTTGAGACTCCCAGGCCTGCTGCTCGACCTGCTGCTCCTGCTGCTCCTGCTGCTCCTGCTGCTGACACAGCTAGCGATAAAAAGGCTGGTTTCCCTTCAGTAGAAAAGTGGAGCTGATTAATGCATAAGATGATCTGGGTTACTTTTCGCAAGGAAGGTATTCACAAGTATCCTGCTGCCTTAACTGATCCTAAACTAGCGTCAGGCGACGAGTACGATGTTAGTTTTTTAGGTTATCCTCATAGACATATGTTTCATTTCAAAGTCGCCATTGAAGTTTTTCATGATGATAGAGATATTGAATTTATACAGTTCAAACGATGGCTTGAAAAACTTTACAATGAAAAAACTCTTGAGCTAGATTATAAGAGTTGCGAAATGATAGCTGATGACTTGCACGAAAGAATTTCAGCAAGATATCCTGGTCGGGATATCTGGATAGATGTTAGTGAGGACGGTGAAAATGGATGCCACATTCAATACAACAAAATATAAAATCAAAACT